GCCAGCGTTAGCCCCTGTCAACCACAAAAATGACACTACCAAGCTCCCCAGCGTATCCAATTACTTCGACATACTTCGATATACTTAGACCAAAACCCCCACTCACACCACACTTACCCTTCTAATCTAATCACACACTCATCCCACGAAATACTGTGGTGACCACGCCAGCCATGCACACGACCAACACAGCGCTCACGCACACGCACACGACGTGCGGTTTGTAGCTCGAGATCGTCTATAGGACAAGTTGAAGGGGGTGGGATGCCCCGGGGGAGGGGAGGGGGTGAGGCGGATCCTTCGGCTATCCGCCCAGTATTTTTCCCACCCTTGGGCCGTGTCGCCCGGGAGAATGTGCTGTGAGCGATCCTTTCGCTATCCGCCCTGCGCTTTCCTCGCCCGGGCGTGTCGCTCTCTCGCTCTGCGCTGGTCTGTTCAGGTGATGATGAATGGCTCGCGTGCTGTTCGGTTACTGTACAAGCAACGCGCGCGTAGTATGAATGGTTTTAGTATGGTGTCAAGCGTGGTAGCCACAGTGTTACCTGTAATCAGCCGTGTACAGTCGTGCATTTCAGGTGTGCTAAATTGGTTCAGTTCGGCGGATCGAGCAACATCGGAATGGAACTCGTATTTCCCTGTCGAACGCCCCGTATCATCCAAATCTGACGGCGTTCAAGGCGATCGATTCTCTGCTCAAGTTGATTGATTCGCTCTTTCATTTCCCTTGTGGCTTCCGTGTCGCGGTACGGATCCAAGTGGCGGGTCGTGTCGTTCATATGCTGACGGACCTCGGCCTGCGCGGCGACAAGGGCGGCAAGCTGGAATCGCGCCACGGCTACGGTTGAAATGCAAATAACTCCGGTTCCCACGATCGAGAACAGAACAGCGTTATCTCGAATCCAAGTAATCATGGTTACTACCTCATTCGCCAAAATAATTGGCATGCTTGGCGTGTGGGGTATTCTTCGGATGCAGTCTACTACCGGACTTCGAGAAATTTCATCGCAAAATAAAGAAACGCCATCCCCCAGTGTTTACAGGGAAATGGCGTCTCTCTGAACCAGAACAAATGAACAGTATTGATCGGCGGCATTCTAAAGCGGCGCCCTGCGCGAAATCAACCGCTCGCGGATCGTTTTCTGTCGGGCGGACTTGCGAAGGGACGCGATCAGGGACGACGGGCTGAACTGGCCGGTCTTTCGATCGCGCGTGTTTACGGCGTCCAGAATCCGCGAATGCAAAATATCGAAGACGTCACGCTTCTCGGCGTCGGGTAAGAGCGCATAATCGCGATTGGCCATCAAGCCGACGCCGAATCGCGTGTAAAGGTTGGCCACAGCTTGCTGACGGCCCTTGTATGCATCCTCCGACTCGTCGGGCTTCTTGCGCGGATCGCGGACCCTGACCTGAAGGCGAACCAGCTCCGTCATTAGCTCCGGACGCGCCTCAATCGCCGCGTCGAGGGGCTTCTGTTCGTAGTACTGAGCGCCGAATCCTACGCCACCGGGCGCGATCATCAGCGGTCCGCCGAGGCCTTCACGCTGATACGCTTCGGCGAAATCCTGCCACATCATAGGCGTTAAACGCTCGACCGCCGCGTCGGTCAGGTCGAACGGCTTCCCCTCAAACGTCTTTCGGTCGAAGTAATCAATGAACGCCGAAGGAATCGGAGCGGCCTTTGAGCGCAGGAATCGGCTGCCGATGTCTAGCGCTGTCTTCCCTTCGACCGGCTTTTCGCCGCGAGCCGCCCTCGCCGCGTCTGCCGTCACGCCGTAGATAAGGCGCATTACAGGTTGCAGGCCTGCCAGGCCGTCATAATGGTAATTGCCAAGGCTAAGCCGCAGGAAATCGGGCTTTTCAGGATTCGATCCCACCTTGAAGCCGGCCGCCTTCGCGAGCAAGAGCGTCCCGCTGACCATAGCCGTCATCTGCGCCATCTCTGACATTTGCATTTTCAGGACCGCTCGGCCTTCGGGCGTACCGGCATTGCGGAGATACGTCAACGGGCTTAGCACTTGAAGCCGCGATGCGAAGAAGCGCGGCGAGAAGGCGAAGAAGCTCAGGGCGTCCAAGGCCTTGTCGAGCTTTTCGCCGAAGCTGCCACGGCCGGACGCGATATTGATCCAGCGCGCCGCCGCTTCATATCCACGTTTGACCTGATCGGCTGAAAATCCTTCCTTCGCGGCCGCCTTATCAATCACTTGTTTGTAGAGCTTGAACGTGTTCAGTCGGGTGTAATCGGCCGCCATCGTGTAGGCCTGCTGGCTCTCTCTTACGACCGGAATCCTGTTCGCCACGTCCGACATAAACTCGCCGTCAGCTTTGCGGAACGGTCGCGCGTCCTGACTCGATAGCTTCAAGCCGTGATTTTGGCCGGTCTGCGCGTCGGGATCGCTCGCGATCGCGTCAACCATTCTCTGAAAGCGTTCGGTCTTCGTCTGGAATTGCGCCTTGACGGCGCCCTTAACCGACGTCGGCCGATCCGGTACGAGCGCGCGGAACATCTCGACGAGTGACTTTTTAGCCAGTCCCCAACGCGACGGCGGGACCATCAGGATTGCGCCCTGCCGGAACGGGAACGAAATATCACTGCTCGACATGATGGATTTCGGTATCTGGTACAGGTCGGCCGCCAGATTGAGCGCCTTGCGGAGCGTGTTCTTTTGCTTGACGTCGAGTAGTGGGAGCTGTTCAGCGCCCTTCATCGATCCGACTTCAAGCGGGGCCATGTTCCGCTCGATTGGCGTCCCTGAAGCTTGCCGTAGCTGCCGGCCGATCTCGACCTCCATCGGAGCGATTTCGCCTGCTCTCGGCCCGACCGCGGCGCCGATCGAAGCCGTTTGAGCCGGCGTCTCAAAAGATTTCACCGGAATGTCGTCCGTGACGCCCTGTAGTTTCAGAAGGGCAACGCGATGGTTGCCGTCATCTTCGACGATAAACTTGCCGGGCCGCGCCGGATCTGGAACGACCGTCATCGGCTCAACTTGCTGGCGCAGCGGGACGCCCTTTGTTTCGGGCTTCACGCCGCCCTTGAGAGATTCTTGAGCCGTGTGCATCCGGCCCTTCGAGAGAGTGTCGCGGCCGAGCGAAATATCATCGACGGAGATCCGCCGCGCTACCGGAATGGCGTCAACCGGGCGGACTGGAACCGGGACCGTTTCAAGGCCTAGATCCGCGGTCGACACTATCGCGGGATCGGTCGCGTCACGGCCTACGGCGGCCGCGATTCTGGCCTCTTGGACGATGTCCCGCGAGCCGAAAAACGCCTTTAGTTCCCGCAAGTTAGCGTCAAGCTGCGCGTTCGGCTCATCGGCTGGAAAGTCGGAGACGTGGCGCGCCGTGGGGCTGCCCGCTCTGACCGGCGAAAATGTCCGCTCCGGTAGGACTTCCGCGAGGGCCGCGTTTTCCTCTTTCGTGAGCTGGCTAATTCGCGCGTAATCCTCCCGCATAGCTTCGCGCTCGATAGGCGTGATTTTCCTTTTCGGGACGCCGGGCGCCGAGACTGTTCGATTAAAGCGCCGGTTCCCGTTCGCTATCATCTCGGCGATCTCGTCAACGCTGTCGGTTCCAAGTTTTCGGATGGCCGAATTCAGCGCGGCGGCCTCTTGCTGCGCGGCTGTCAGCGGCCCAATGGTCGGCGCGGCCAAAGGCGCTTCGACGGCAGGAAGGGGCGCTTGGGGCGCAACGGCGGGCATCTCCGGAACGGCCCCGGCTTCGACAGGGGCAGCAACAGGCGAAACTTCAACCGCTCGAATCCTGCCGGCCTTAATCCTCCGGACGATCGGAGCGATCGCCTTGCCGAGTGGCAACGGCGTTGCGGCCATCGCGATATTCGGGACCAGCATTTCCGGCGCATTCATCGATTGGATTGCCGCCATCGCGGTCATTGCCGGGACGCTTCCACCTGTCGCGGCACCGGCGACAACTGACGGGATAGCCGTAATTATGCCCTCGGTCGCCCTGCGTGTGATTTTGCCCGCAAGTGAGGGGTCGCGTCCGGCCGCCGCGTCGAGTCTCGCCCTTTCGGCCCTCGCTTCGCGCGAGAAGGATTCCGGATCGGCGTCCATTCTGGCCTCGCGCGCCGCGGTAATCTCGCCGACTCTTGGCGCCTGTGCGGTCTGTTCAGATAGGAAGGTTTGACCGGCTAGCTCCGGACGTCCGCCGAGCGCCGAAACAAGCGGAGCGGCGCCGCGTCCGGCCTGTTCTATCAGTTGACCGATCGGCCCGAAGTCCCCGCGCGTTGCGGCGCCTAAAGCATCCTCCATTACTCGGCCCGCGTCGGCGGCGCTTAACAGTGCGCGCTGTCCGCCGATCTTCAGGTTTTCGAGGAGTCCAGGGGCGGGAGGCGGCGTGACAGGCGCCGGGGCCGGGATCGGCGCTTTCAGGAAATCGTCAATCGAAGCGGTCTTCGGCTTAGGCGCCGGACGTTTAAGGAATTTTTCGATCGGGTCATCGGCCATAGCTATTGCACAACGCCGCCGCGGGCGCGTATGTCAGCCTCGACAGAGCCAGGGTCGCGTTTAGTCTTGCGGGCGTAGGCCTCGACCTGTGCGCGCGTGAATACGGTTCCGGCTGGCGGACTTGGCGCGCCGGTCGATCCTTGAAGGCCGCCGCTGAATTCAGGAAAGCCCGTAGGGACCTGCGGCGTCGGCTTCGCCGGCGTCACGGTCCCGCCTTCGACGAATACGCCGCGCGGTCCCATCTTTATCCCGCCCTCGACGTCCGCCTTGATTGCCGAATTCACTTGTTCTGTAAAAGGAATCACGGACGTCGAGCCGTCAGGATTAACCACTTCGACCATGATCTTTCCGCCAGCGGTCGCGCCGCCAGATCCGCCCGACGATGGCCTGTATTTCTCGATTCTGCTATACCGCTTGGCGTCGGCCGCGCCGAGGGGCGTCCCTTCTATTTCGTGTTGGGCGAAGCGTAAGGCCAGATCGCGCGACACCTTGAAGTCGTCCGTAAAGGTGTTTGCCAGGGTCGTAATCGCGGCCCTCCGGTCCTTCGCGTCCTTGCGGGCCTGTTCGACCTGTTCGGCTTCGGCTTTTCTGGCCTGTAGTTCGAGATCGAACGCGCCGCGAATCTGCGCAATCGCCTGCGCGCTCTTAAAGCCCGCGCGCTTTATGACATCTTCGCGCTCGCGCTCATTCTGCCTATCCAGTAGTTCGCTTGTGCGCTGCGCTCGCTTTTCCTCGGCCGTCAGAATCGCTTGCTCTCCCATCAATTCCAGGTCTTGCCGCCGCTGGTCGAAGCGCTCTTTTCTCGCCCTGAACTCACGCTGCGGAGCTTCGCGCTCTTGGCGAAGGCCTTCGAGAAATTGCGGTCCTTGACCTTGAACGCCTGCGCCAAATCCTTGCAGCGCGCGAGCGATCCGCAGGACAAGGCTTGTCGGCTCGACGGTCGGCGCGACAGGTTCAGGTCCGGCCAGGCCGGCGAAGCGGGATCGAATAGCCTCAGCGTCCACAGGGGCCGGAAGTGGAGCGGGAACAGGTTGCGGCTGAAGCGCTGCGAGGGCCGCCGTTGTGTCCATATCGAGCGGCCCGACGCCGTTTGTCGGCGCGAGCGGGACAGGCGCCAAGGGGCTTGGGTTTTGGCCCTGTAAGAGCGCCAGTAAGGCCTGTTCAACGCCCGCCGTTGCTGGTCCAAATGCCATAAATCCCCCTTACGGTTTGGTCTTAAAGCCCGCAATTCCGGTTCCGACTCCTTGGGCGGTCTGTCCAAGAGTTTGAATTGTCGCCAATATTTTAGGCAAGAGCGCCCTCGACTCCGCGAGCTTCCGATCCGCTTCTTGCTGGCCTAACTCGAAATCAAGGCCGGTCGCCCTGGACCGTTCGGCCAGGTCGGCGAATCCTAGATTGAGATTTCCGCCCGCGATGTCGCGCTGCGTTTGCTGGCCGCTCAAGTTTTGAATCAGGCCGCTTTGCACGTCGGCCCCTGCGAGAAGGCCTTGCAGGGCCGTCGCCAGGTTGGCCCGCTGAGTGTCCGTAATGAACTGGCGAGCGCCAAGCTCGCGGCCTGCGCCTTCGGACAGGGCTTGCGATGTAACTCGGCCTTGGTTCTCTAAAAGCTGGCCTACGGCGTTTGTCGCAATCGAGCTTTGCTGGACGCGATTCCCAAATAGCGTTGCAAGCTGGCTGGCCGACTCTCGTTTGAATTGCTCGGTCAGTTGCGTGAGCGTGTTTTGCGTAATCTGGTCGAGCGCGGCCTTTGTCTGCGGGTCGAGCTGCGCCAGTACAGCCGGTTCCTGAAGGCGCGCCGCGAGATTGCGAACGGCTTCGATGTCGGATTGAATTCCGCCTGCGCCGGTCAGTTGGCCGAGCAGGCCTTGCTGGCCCTGTGCGGCCGGAAGGATCGGCGGGCGGTCGGTCTGGTCGCGCACTCGGCCGGCGTTCGGATCTCGGCCGTCAAGCGATCGCGTGGCGCTGTGCCGGTAGCCCTCGGCGTCGATCCATTCGGCGCGATCCGGTCCTTGGAAAATGATTTGCGAGCCGGGAGGGATCGGGAACGGGCCGAATACCGAATCGGCTACGCGGCCGAGAATTTCAGGCGTCAGATTCGCGCCGGCGCCCTTGCCCGATCCGACCACGCTTTGTAGCGCCTGTTGAAATGGTGAAAGATTCGAGACGGGCATTTACTCTCCTTTTCGGATTCGGATTAGTATCCAGCGCGCAGCGGCCGGAATCGCGCCGAGCGCCAGGCCGCCTATCGAGATTACCGCGAGCATTTGTAAAAGGTCTGCCATTTGCCCCTTTCAGCGATCTTGTACGATCGATAGATAGTCGGCGTAGAGCGTCGGCTGTGAATAAAGGCCGCCGCCTAGCGGTCTATTCCACACCTGGAATTCGGCGCACAGTCCGTCCGGTATGAATTCGTGGCCTATGACGGCCCTCGGTTCGACCTCGCCATTGATAAAAACCTTGGCGATGTCGGGATCGGCTTCGATCCTGACCGTAAAGTACGCGCCAGGCTCATGCTTGAAGCCTATGGGGATGGTCAGGTTCGCGCCTTCGTTTATGCCCTGGAAAAACCATCCCTCTTGTGTGTGGGGATGGTCGTACACAAGGGCTAGAACATTGTGGGGATCGTTCAGGCCTGTAAGCCCGACCGTCGCCTGAATGTCGGTATTCCGATTCAGAAAGACGCGGGCTTGATAAACAAGATTCTTTCTCGCGCTGAAATTGAGCGCGTTGTGAAGACTGTTTCCCGGCTCCTCGCCGAGCCTGACGCGCGCCGTCCCGGTCGCCCCGCCTGTCGCATAGAGCGCGAGTACGCCGTTCGGCCCATCCGATATTTTTACATCGCCGGTTCCGGCCAGCGAGATCGCGTAAATCGGATTGATCCGAATCCCTAGAAAGTCATCAAACCACGTTACTTTCGGTTCGCTCATATTAAACACTGCCCTTAACGACTATGAAGCCGCGTTGCTGTATGTCGTTCGCGCTTGCCGTCCCGTTCAGCCCCGTACTTTTCAGTATGTTGCTATTTGAGAACGTCGGCGCTGTCGCGCTCGTCGCCGCCGCCGCGAGCAAGGCGCTCGTTGACGTTACCATTATAAACGTGAGTAGCGACGTCGCGCCGGTTCGCATCAGGAAGAATAAGACCATGTGATCGACGCCGTTCAGGCCGAGCGCGGTCGTGTCGTAAATCACGTTCCCGCCGAAATAGAGCCTATACCGCTTCGTGTTCGCGTTTGCCGCGTAGGCTATCTCAGCGAAGCCCATCATAAAATCGCCGTTCGCCGCAAACGTATTGGCCGCGACGGTCTTACTCGAAAGGTCCGTCTCGGTCGTGTTCGCTATTGTGGCGCGCGTTGTCGGATCGACGAAGTATGTCCCGAAATTGCTTATCTGGTCGGTCGAGGGCGTTGCGCCGATTCCCGCAGGAAGAAGAAATCGGCCGAGAGCCGACAGCGAAGCCCTCTCGGTTCCGTTGTTCTGCCAGCGCTCGATTAGTCCGGCGCCGATCTGATTCACGTTGAGCGCGGGATTCGTCCCGTCGTTGAAGCTCGTATTGATCTGTCCGGTCGAGGTCATACCGACCGAGGTTACAAGGCCGGCGTTCGTGATGTTCGCCTTTTCCGATCCATTTTGTAGCCAGCTTTGGATTTTGCCCGCGCCAAGCTGGTCCACGCGCAAAACGGGGTCCGTCGCGTGGCTATACTTAATCAGGGCGTCCTTATTCGTCGAAACGCCGCTCAGTATATTCACAAGTTGGTTAAACTCATCGTCAACTTCTTGCGAGACGATAAGCGTACTGGGAATGAAATCGGTTATGCGCGTCAGTACAGCCATTTATTAGCCTATGGGGACTTGATGTTTTGATAGCCCTCGACGTTGATTGTAACGTTCCGTTCAGTGATGGTTCCGCTTCTTGCGCTGATTACGACGGTCATCGAGCTACCATCCGATATAGCCTGATCGGTGAAATCCTCGGCGTAGAAAGTGAAAGCCGTGTTATTCGTGTCGGTAAAGGCTACGCCACTCCCGACGCCCGCGCCGTTTATAAAGACTCGAAAGGTCACGCTTCCGCCCGCCGTGTGCGAGCCTGACGCAAACAGGATATGGACGCGGGTGATAAAGCCGCTTGCTATATTCGGAATCCTGACGAACGCCAGGGCGCTCTGGTCAGTCAACGGGAACGTCGAAGGGTCATCAATCTTAAAAGAGGCGACAAAATACGCCCTCTTGTTGTCAACATAGAGCTTATTTGCGGCGTCTTCGTTGGCGACCGGGAGGCCGGATTGAATCTTCACAACGCCCGATCCGTTCGGGACCAGCTTCATCGAAGCGTTGGCGTCTCCCAGGACTTGCAGCTCAACCGGATTGCCGGTTGCGGCGTTTTTCATCACGAAGTAGTTGGCCGCCGAAGCCGTCAGAGTGAAAAGCAACTGCTCGTTATCGTTCGTGTCGTAGACGCCGGGCGTGCGAATCGAGCCGTCATTGCGAATTCGGAACTTTTCGACGCCAGCCTGGAAGCCCTTCAGGATCGGCCCGGTTGAAAGTTGGTTCAGCTCAAGCGGCGGATCGCCCGTATCGCTGACCTTCATCACGCCCTTGATAGCCGTGCTGGTCCCATTGAGCAGATTGACGAGCTGGTTAAACTCGGCGTCTACCTCGGCCGACAGGATCGGGGTCGCGGGAACGAAATCCGTCACTCTTGCTAAAGGACTGGCCATTTAGAGCGTTGTAACTCCCTTTTCGTTGAGCAGTGTATACATCAAGAGCATGTCCTTAATCACTATGGCCTCATCGGCCTGACCGTTCGAGATCCGGAACGTAATCGTCTCGCCGATCCGGCCGGATGAGTTCGATAGAAGCCGTCTTACGACCTGTACCGGCCCCTGTACGGCCGTATCCCAACTGTCCACATCCCAAATTGCTTGATCCCACAAGGCGCCAAGTGTGGACGCCGCGAGCGGAAAAGATTGATTGCCGCCCTTGTTTAAATTGCCGTCGAGAAAGTATTGAATTGCGACCTGCGCGGCATTGCTCAAAAGGTCGAAGTTAAAGCCCCACTTGTGCCATTCCTTGCGTAGTAGAACAGATTCGTGCGAGAAGGCCTTGGTCTTCAATTCCTTTGCGTAAGGCTCGCCGTTGTCGCTGTAGACGCCGCCCGAATCCTTCGGCCTGTAGGCGAATAATTGATGCGTCCCGGCCGCGTTTTCAGCTCCAACCACGTAGACGGTCCCGGTCGCGCTTGGGAACGATGTTGCGGCCGTGAAGCCCGCCAGGCCTGTAAACCGCGTCCAGCGCGCAGCGTCAACGCCCGCTTGAATGTTCAGGTAATCAAGGACGTAGCTTTCGTTGATAGAGCGGGTCGATAGATTGCTTGGGAACGATAGCCAATATTGGTTCGCGTTCGGCAATAAGAGCGATGGTATTTCCTCGGTCGTCTTGTTGATCTTGCCGATCTCGGCCACGTTCCGGCTGTAGAGCGCGGTCCTGAAGTCCTCGGCGACCTCTGACAGCCGCAGGGAGGCGAGGCCCTGCGGCGACAGATAGACCACATCGTCGAGTAGCGGTTGAATCGAATACGGCGAAACACAGCCGATCGTCTGCGAATGGATCGCGACTCGGATGTTGCTGGCCAGCGTGATCGCCTTCGCCGGATCTATCTTGACGAGTTTGTAAATCTTCTTCGTTTTCCAGACGTAGAGCGCGTCTTTTGTCGCGAAAAGGCCGGTAATCAGGTCGTTATCGTCAATTTCTATATCGAGCGAAACGCCTTGCACGTCGGTTCCGGTCGCCCAGTTTTCAGGATCGCCAAGGAATGAGCCTCGAAGCTGATTCGGTTCCGTCGCGGAAACGATCCACACTCGATTCTCCCACAGGGCGATATATTTTCCCTTTGGCGGCGATCCGCCGAGGGCGGCCGCAACGGCGCCAGTTGAAACCTTCACCGGATTGTCGCCCGATGTCGCCTTGTTCACGCCGATCGCCAGGTCTTTATAAGTAATCCACTGCCAAAACGTATCGTTGGGAAGCGTCAGGGCGCCGGTCAGATTCGTGTCGCCGGTTCCGTCCGTCTCGACGATTCGGAGCTGGCTGCCGGTTGTGAAAAGGATTCCGATCTCGCCCGATCCGGACGTGAAGTAGTAATCGGATGTTATGCGGCTGGCGTAGGTATTGGCGTTGAGCTGGACGAAACCGTTACGAGTCGAGAGATTGTCCGACTCGTCGAATTCCATGTTGTGAATGTCCTGCGCGGCGTCATCTGGAATTTCAGTTGATGGTTTGGACGTGATTATCCCTCGGCCCCATCCGGCGTAGGGAATCGTCTTTACGCCTGCATTGTCCGCGTTCGAGCTTGCGATGATTTCCTCCCTTACCAGTAGTCAGGATAGTTACCGGGAAGGCGCGGTCCTCTGCGCCTGCGGAGGTTGGATAGGTCTACTTCTTGCAAGACGGCCTTATCGGCGACTTTGTTATTTTCCCGGTCGGCGATTCTTTTCAGACTCTTTTCGTAGCGGCGGATCGCGAGCGCCGAGGCGTCATACTTGCCAAGGTTTTCGAGCAGGAAAGACCGGACGCGGTCAAGCGTCGGAACGATCCACGAAAGCGGGATCGGAATATTTGAAGCCGACGCGGTATCAGTCGGGTCGAAATAATGCTCCTCGGAAACGCTCTCGATGGCGGCCGGAACCGGGACAAGCCGGATTACGAGAAGCGTATCAGAGCCGACCACGACAACGCCGTCTTCGAGCCACCACTTCGGGCGGCCGGGATCCGTTAGCTTTATGCCCTTGTACGCAAGCTCTTGCGCCGTGGAGTAAACAATTGGAACTCCGTCTGTTACAAATTGAAGCTGAATCAGCTCGCGGGCGGTCGCGGGCATATTGTACGTCGGCGTAGCGACCGCCGTGGCGAACGTGGACCGGGCCTTGTACGGATTGAAGTTTGCGGCAAGGGCGATTTCCTGAACGGCTTCGTTCACACGCTTTTCGACGAGCGTAACGAAGTCGGTGTCGTCCGTTGACTCGCCGACTTCGGTTATCAGGCTTAAAGCTATGGAATTCGGAGTCGCCATTTATTCTACTTTGCCCCTGTCAAATACTCGCCCTTGACGCTTTGGCCCACATTCCACTGCCGCTGATTCAGCTCGCCGGCCGTGATGATGTGATCGTTTAATTGCTGAACGGTATGGGCTGTCGCTTCGTGATACTCGCGCAGCGCGATAAGTCGATCGCCGAAAGTCTTTCCGTCGCTCATCGGCTGCTTGACCGGCGCATCTTCCCACGCTGTCGCGCCGGCTTCCTTCGCGGCGTCAAACGGGCAGTTGCGCGAACGGCACATCGAGGGCGTTAGGTCAACATAGCGGCGAAGGACATTGAAACTGTCAACCCTGATTTCCTGATGGACCATCATCCGGTTATCCGTCGAGATCGACGCTGCTTGAATCTTAGCCTCTGCGGCCTTCAGTTGAAGCTCTCGGCGCATTTCCTCGGCGTCTTCGGCCGTCAGTCCAGTTTTGACGCTCGGCGCTTGCGGCGCTTTTTGAGCCTGAAGGCGCTCGCGCGTGGCGAGATTCGAGGCGCGAATCTTTTCCTTTTGCGCTTCCGACATCGGCCCGCGCTTGCGCGTCTTTTTCTCGGCCACTGGTTCGGCGCTCAAAATGTCTTCAGCCATTAGTACGACCTCCCGCCGCGACCCTTGGCGGTTCCCATCGCCTTGCCTGTGGCGTTAAGGCGTCCGGCGCCCATCGCCGGCTTTTGCGGGTTGCCCATCACGAAACCTCTTTGACCATTGGCCTTGCCCGCTGTTGGGTTTGTGGTGTTCGTGACAAACTGATTCTTTTTCCCGATGGTCGTTTTCTTCATCTTTTTCATTGCAGGCATAGTTTCACTTTCCTTAGAAGGGGCGGCCCTTCGAGTAATATTCAACCAAATCTTGTTTAATCAGGTTGAAATCGTCGTCCAGCCATAGGACATCTTCATGCAGGTGGCCTATGCGGACACGGTTCGCCATATAGAGAGTATTACCGGCCTCTCGGAATTTGGCCCAAAAATAGCTGTCGGCGTCGGTCTTGCCGTTCTCCCATTCGCCTTCGCTGTTCGGAGTGTCGAGAAACCACGGCTTTTTCAACTTCTGAATCGCGCTGACCTTGATAATGGTAAGGCCGTAGACGGTATTGTCCACCTTCGTCAAGTCTAGGCTTTTCATATCGTCCAGCGGCACGCCGCCGCCCCATTCGCCGTCCTGCTTTATGATTCCGGCGAGCGGAGGATGGTCTTTCCATCTCGACGCCTGCCATGCCGCTATGGCGTCGGCCTCCGGATAGCGGACAGCAAGCCGCAGTAATTCGTTTACGTCCCAATTCGTAAATATCGAGTCGTAATCGATCGTTATGAGATAGTCCGCGCCCGAACGTATGAGCGAGTTAAATCCGTTCTGCATGGCCGCGCCCCAATTGATCCCGGCGCCGCCCGTTCTCAGCACAAGCATTCGCGGATCGCTAAAGCCTCGCTCGATAACGCCCGCAACGGCTTGAAAGCCGAGCCTCGGAACGGACGTCACGCCCGCGACGTTATAGATCGCCTTCGCCCCTGTTTGCCTATCGTGAATATATATCGGCTTTATCTCAAGGGGCTTCTTTACCTCGGCCCTCCTCTGATACAGGGCCTCATAGATCCGTTCGACTTCGGGCTGTGGGCTGCGCTTGTAATGCCAGGTCGTCACGCGCTCGAAGCCGCGCGGTATCAGGTAATCGTCGAGGTCTTTGAGAAGACAGCCGCCCTTGTACAGCTCGAAATCGCAAGCCTCAGCGCGGATAAACTTGAAGTTATTCAGGATGCCTTCCGCGCCCTTCAGCACAAGTAATTCCGCGCCTTGCACGTCCATTATTAGCGTATCGTAGTCGGCCAGGTTTACGCTAAAGCGCTGCAAGGCCGTCTTCAGCGTAGTGCCTGTAGCCGGAAAAGAATAGTCATATTTTATATCCGGCCATATCTTCAGATGTTCTCCGAATTCAAAGACAGAAGAAGACTGGCCGCCGTTGCTGGCCACGCAGAATTCATGCTGCCTGTCGTCTTCATCGCTAATCAGGCAATGGATCGCCCGCTGATTCGGGTAGCCGATGATGTTTGCCCCTAGCTGCGCGAACGCTTGCTGCCATGCTTCAATCCAAACGACCGGCAGGCCGTATCCGGCGTAAATGTCGCGGGCCTGCCCAGTGTTCGCCCCGACGTGGATCACGCCCTTCGAGTCCTTGATGAATTCGTAAGTCGGAGTCGGGGCATAGGTCAACTTCGGTTCCGGCTTGCGCGCTTCGAGGTTCAGCGATACTTGATAGCTCGAACAGTCCGGCGCGTCGGATTCCCATTTCTGGACGTCCACAAGCCCCGCGCCTTCGAGCAAGGCCTTTAGCTTTTCTTCGTTGAAGAAGGCCTTGTGATAATCCTCGCCGTCGCGCTGTCCGCCGAAAAGATAATGCTCAAGCCTACTGTCGCCCCTGTGTCCGTTTGAATAGGCCTTAACTATCCAATCGAAATCGGGAACGGCAATCTTGAGCTTTCCGCCAGGCCTGAGAACGCGCGCCCATTCCCTGACCACATCGGCCACCTGACCATGTGGAAAATGTTCAAGGACGTGACTCGCGCGCACTTCATCTATCGCTCCGTCTGCGTAGTTGCGGAGCGGATAGATTTCGTGACAGGTCTTGATGTCAAGATTCTGGTAGCCCTCGATTGGAGAGCTACCAGAGCCTAGATTAAGTTTGTTTCCGATCATCCTTGTCCTATGTAGACTTCGATGTTCGCGCCGTTCGAGTCGTTCGCGTCGAGCGCGATGATTGGCGACTGCGCGTAGGCCAGTAATTCAAAATAGTCGTTACTGGTAAAGTTGGAATCGGCCTGCGTGAGCGTGGTAAGCGTTCCCGCCGTCGCCGATGACCCCAAGCGCGCCGCCGCCGCAGTGGAAGCCGCCGCCTTCGCCGACGCAACGCGGCCGTGTCTCGTTATCCAACCAAACGAGCCTGACGCTATGGCGACGTGCGCAATTCCCACGATCGGTTGCTGAATTGCAGACGACGGAATAAGCGCGTGAGGCTCTAGCGCCTCATCGGTCTTGAGTATCAGCGAGTCGCCAAGAGCGATTGCGGTCGCGGCCTTGACGTAGCGGAGCTTAGTCCCTGGAAAGTTGACCGTATCGGGATGGTCGCTTTCCGTGCCGGGAACAAACGCGGCGCTCGTATCGACTCTGGTCGGGTCGCATCCTAAAATAGCTGGCATGTAGTCTCCTTATGGTGTGTATTCAACATTCATGCGGCCCTGACGGCGCCGGTTGGACATTACAAGATTTGCGTGAAGGATCATCTGAATCGTGTCGGCCATCTGGTCGAACGGGCGGATTGGATCGCTCATCACGAAATCAAAATTTTCCATCATTACAAACTTGAGATATTTGAGATTGAGCGCGAGAAAGCCGTGTCCGGCCGTAGCGGAAGATGTGGCGTTCGTGTGCGGGAAAATATGGTCATCGAAGCAGACAACGCCACCTTTAAAGATGTAGTTTTGAAAGCCCGACCGGACCATGTCCTCATCGAAGGCCTCGCGAATGTAGCGCTCATTCGAGACAAGCGTGCCTTCCCAGGCCTCATGTACCTCTTTCGACGTGATATACATCGTCGGCCATTCGTTCTGCGATGAGCAGGAATTCGCCAGGCGGCGCATCGCGGGCGGCAATGTGGTTGGCGCTGTGGCAATGTCGCCCGGTGAGGCCTCCGTCTGATTGCGCCAGTTCGTAAAGGCCGAGCTGTCGATGTTGCCGTAAGTGCTGTTCGTTCCGGCAAAGTCGAGGCCGATGGCGAGGCCGGTCAGGTCGGCGCCGCCGTTCCCGGTCCCGTCAAGGAACAGCTCCCGGTTCACTTCGATGCGCATCGAGAGCGCCAGGCGATTTATTACGGCGTCCCACAGGTCAACCGGCGCCGTTGCCGAATTGCTGTTCTTGCCCTGTTCGAGCAAGGAAAGCCCTTCCGTTCCCGCAATGATTTTCCAGAGATATGACGCAACGTTCGGGTCCGACTGCAATGTGACATCAAGATTCTGGAATTCCGTATACGAATGGACGTTCGTGTTCGCGGTAAGGATCGTCGGCTCGACAATCTGTGTCCCGCCTGGGCGGGTTTCAACGGCGTCCATCATCGCCATTTTCCATAGCAGGGCGATTGCTCCCACTATAGATTCCGTCACTCTCGGCGCGTAGAGAGGCAATGTGGTTGCCACTACGCGATTGAAAGAGGTATCTAAGGCCATCGTTTATCTCCTATCGGGCTTACTGTAGATTGCCCAAGGCTTGTTGTTGGGCCACCCAATGAGCCAACTTTCTAAAGCTTTTGGCTACTTCGGGTGGCGGTTCGGGCGGGCCTGTCGCCCGACCTCCGTTGTTCGATTGGTAGCGAGCGGCCTGCGCGGCCTTCTCGGCTTGCTGCGCGGGCGTAAGGATCGGACTGGTAGTCTGCCTAATTGCAGGGGACGGCGCGGGGCTGACCCCTAGGCCGGCCTGAATCTGAGAAATCAGGTTGTAAGTCGCTTCAATGGAAACGTTTGGATTATTACCGGCCAGCTTTTGCGCGAGCGCCGACTTTTGCTGAAAGTCAGGCTCGGCGCCGTACTTGGCCTGAAGCGCAAAGGCCTCTCCGTGTTTGCGGGCGTCTTGGATCTGCGGCAAGTGGTTCCGCATTTCGGCTTGCATTTCCGCCTTCGCGGCCGCGATCGCGTCGGCCCTGACCGCTTGCGCGTAAGCCGCGCGCCCTTCTTCGTCTTCGAGGTCAAAGCGGCTGTAATCCGGTTCGGCGGGCTTCGCCGGCGCGCCGCTCAAGACCTCCATTAAAGGTCGGCCGGTCATCAAGGATTGAAGCATGGCGGTCTGCAATTGATTTTGCTGCGCAAGCTCGGCCCTTAACTGCGCGATCATTTCCGATTCGGTCGGCGCTGTAACGACTGGCGCGACTGGCGCGGCCGGGACTTCGGCGACCGGATCGGGAGGCGCTTCGATCGGTTTAAATCGAATCTTCCCGCTCTTTTCGTTTAGGTCCATTTCGACCTTGGAGGGGTCAACGCCTGGGTAGAGCTTGTTAAAAGGCGTGCGCTGCGGGATCGGAGCTTCCGATTCGCGTTCAGCGATAAGTCTATCAACGGGCGTTGCGGCCTCGGCCGCCGCGACTTGTAGCGGCGTTTGAGCCGTACCGGCGAATTCAAGCCCGCCGCCCGGTCCTGACTTTATCGAAAACTTTTGCACCCCTAAGCCTTGTCCGGCTGGCGCTTGCACTTTCATAGATACCTCAATGCGCGCTAAGCTGACGCGCGGATTATTGGCTCGTTTATCTTTGGTGTCAAATAGATACGCGGAAAACTTAAAGTTATGGTTTAAGTCTGTCGTCTTTACTTGAAACAAGCGGAGTGTCGGATAGCGGCGTCAAGGCCTCCGGTTTGAGATTCCCAAAGGCGTCAAGTAGGCCGCGCTCCGCAACGGCATTGCGCATAAACTGCTTCGACTCCTCGGCGAATTTAGCGTCACGCGCCGCGGCGGCGGCATTCGCCATCGCCTTCATCCCATCGGCGTCCGTTCTGTCGCCGACGCGAGTCAGTTTTCTCTTTTTCATACTCTTATTAAGCTGTGATTCGGATGTGAAATATCCGTGGTTTTCAAGGACATGGCCGGCCCATAAGGAGTCAGGTCGCATTACGGGCTTCGACCATACGAAGGGCGCCGGGATGTCGCACGCTGGACAGGCGTGATGCTCATCATTCGGGAGACTATTGCGAAGTATCTCGAAGCGCCCATGGCTTTCGCACTCAAACTCGAATAGCGGCATAGATTCACTTTCAGGGCCAGCGAAACGGCGGTCGGCTATTCTCAATCCGCCGACCAGGCCACACGATCGCCAGCCCTGAAACCTTAGTCTTCGGGATAAAGCGTTTCGATCTGGTCGCGGACCTTGAGAAGCGCGCGTTTTAACTCTTCGGCCTTTTCGGGATTTTTCACCGCTTGTTTAATCGCGGTTAAAACGACCGACACGGCCATGCTGAAAAAGAAGTCCATTTAAAACCTCCCTTCAAGCGCAACGCAGTGATTAGCCTGCATGCGCGCTTCGGACAGTTTGCGAATAGCAACCGTCTTGCCTGGTCCTTCAGGTAGTACGGCGTTAAGCATCTGCGCCGAGGCTAGAAACGCGGCATTGATCTGATCGTAGACCGCGGCCTGCTCGTTCGTCGCCGCGTGATAGCTGAAAATCTCTTTTAGTTGGTCGTCTGTCATGGTTTCCTTACATTATTTGGTTTGCCCCGCCGAGGATCTGCATGAGCAGGTCTTGTTCGGAGAGGCCTTCTCCCGGCTGGCCGACTGACGGCTGACCGGGAACCTGTTGCGGCGCGAGCTGGCCAGCGAGCGCGGGCGGAAGGCCTGCTCCCGCGCCAGCGGGCGCCAGGGTTTGCTGTAGTTCAGGTTGAATCGAGAGCGCGGGCGTAAAGAAGCGCCCTACGTCTTGATAGTCGGGGAAGGATTTGAGAAGCCACGCGAAAAGCTCGACGAAGTTGATTCTGACAGGCGATCCCGATTGAGCCATAAGCGGGTCGAACTGGGCGGCGACTTGCGCAACTTGCGTCTTTTGCTGGCGCTCAACGTCTGGATTCGTCTTCGGGGCCGAAAAGTAGCTGACCGTGACGTCCGTTTCGGCCTGTATCTCAGCGTGGGAGTATTCCCGCCATTCCGTACTGAGAAGCCCTACAATCTGCGCCACATCGCTCTGAACGCGATTGGCCTTTAAATGCTGAAGGACTTGGCGGGCGATCTCAGTTACGCCGGCCTCAACGTTCGAGATTTTATCGTCCGCCTTCAGGCGCATCACGTTGACTTGCGTGGTAACGACGCCGGCCGGCGTCCGGCTTGCGGGCGTTTCGCCCTGGAATATCGCGTCGGCGCCCGTCGCCTTCGCGCCGTCCTGCGCAACGGATTGCTCCAAAATTAAGTTATCGCGGTTGAGCTGCGGATTGTCGATCGCGAACAGGTCGCCGTTCCGCTCCATCCGTATCACGCTCAGATTCGGCAGGCTTGCGAAATCGTCTAGGGCTTCCTTTGCTACGCCCGCCGTCGCGCCGTACATGTTCTTTTGCGCTCGAACGTTTTGTATTTGCTGCGTGCGGATACGATTTGTCTGAAGCTGCGAATCCTTGAGCTGGCGCGCTACGCCGATTGGATAGAGCAGGCCTTCAGCGCGAAGAAACTGGATCATCACGAACGGAAGGCCGTCAAGATACGGGTAGCGCCACGGCTCGACGTCAAGCGGATACGGCAGGCCCTCGGCCATTGTCATTACCTGACGATACCCCTTATCCCATATCTCCCATATGGCGATAGAGGATTCTTCAGGAATCCTGACCGCTAGGTCTTTGCCGAACATTCCGCCCGCGCTGAATCGCGCGTCATTTCTGAACGCTGACCGGCTTGTCAGGTTGTGGGATGCGGCGCCGGATTCGATGAGCCTCGTCACTTTTGGATCATAGCGCTTGTTGGCAACAACATTTGCGATTGGAATCCAAGTGCGGCGCGCCGCCCACCGGCCTGTTCGTGGTGTGCCGTCCCGGCCGGTCAGGTCGTGAAGGAAATCATGCGGATCGACCCATTCCACAACGCAGGCGTCTCGCTTTACGTAGTCCCGATACTCGATATTGCCGTGGGACTTGCGGCGGGCTTCGTCTACTTCGACCACGTAGGACGTTTCCGCTATTCCGTGGCCGAGTACCACAACGTCATCGACTACCTTTTTGACCTGTTCGGTCATCTCCCGTTCGGTCCACTCGTAGTTGAGTTGGGACGTGTGGATCTCGGCCGCGTTCACGTCGCCGGGCCGATTCGGCTTAGGCTTGACCTTGAATTCGATCTTGCCGTTGAGCAGGAACGGCATGTAGGCCGACGCGATGGTCTGAACGATGTTGTTCGTATAGACACTCGTAATCGTGTCGCTGTACAGATCCCATCCGTTTTTCCCGGTATCTTCAAACTGCCACTGACGGCCATTAAACCAATTGCGATAGGCCGCCCAATGCCGATCTCCGTTGTCGGATTCCATTCGCATATGGAGCGTTTTCATCAGACGCGACATCCAAAGCGGGCCGTCTTTTTCGGCGTCCCCGGTTTCTTCTACAGTTGGCGCCGAAGCGCTATTGACGCGCATCCTATCGATGGTATTTCCGCTTGGCGGTCTGTACTTACGTGGCATGAGCTATCTCCTTTTGAAAACTCCGCGCTTTTTCAGGTCGCCTATCGAGCCGGGCGGCGGCTGTGGTTTCGGTATGTAGTAGTGGACTTTTAGCGATATGTTGACGCCGATCATTGCGCACATCGCTAGATCGTCGTTGTATCCAGGCTCAGCGCCAAGCTCGCCATCTTCCATTTCAACGAAATGCTCAAGCTGTTCAAGTAAAAGCGGCGTCCTAAGTAGGATCTCGCCCTCTCTAATGCGGTAATCCAGGCCGGCTACGATTGTCGCCTTGTTTGAATCGTTCGTGACAAATCCAGGCTCGTCAGCGGGCTTCTTGTCGTAAGCGTTAAACTTGAAATAAAGCCGTTCGTATTTCAGATCCTTGTGCAGTTTCAGGCAGATGACGAAGCCGCCCCGCTCATTTCTTTCAGGGCCGAGCAGGGCCATGTTGTAGAAGGTCGCGACGTAATAGAGCAGTTCGGCGAATATATCCGGCTTTGTAATCTTGCTATAGGACGCGACCTCGCGCAGATACGGCGATTCTTCAGAGACGGCCAACACTAGAAACGCCGAGGGGTCGCTATTCGGATTGCCGAGGGCCGGATCGGCCGCGACAACATATTGCACGCCGTCTTGGCGGCTCTCGTAAACCGCAATCGGCCCGTATTCGTCGGGCTTAAACTTCGAGGAAATGTCCTGATCGTCAGGATTGTGAATGTAGTTATAGCGGCGCGGCTGTAGGCCTTCTTCTTCGACGAGTCGGCGCATCAGGGCAATTGAGCGCAGATCGAAACAATTGCGGCCCGTTGCCTCGAAGCCTTGTTGCGGTGTTAATGGAAATTCCCTACGGAAAACCGCCTTGTCTCCACGGCAAGGGCCGTCGATATATTGCCTGCGCCAGTTCAGCCGCGCCACCAATTCCCGGTCGGCCCACTTGTCGCCCCATTTTTCGTAAAGCTCCGGATACCATTCAATGAGCTGTTTTCTGATTACCTTGGATTCGGCAAGCTCGTTGCCCCATCTGGTCGGCACGCCGGACGCTTCCTCGGCTTCGCACAGTTCCAGGGTCGCGCCTTCAGGCAGCGGCGCCCGGTACTCGTCAGATCCGACAGCGGGGAAGAATACCGGCCGATAGCCGCCCTGTCCTTTAACCGACTCATCCCACATTTTCGCGATTTCGTTTAGGCCATTTGGAGTCGTCTCTATAATGACAATCGAACCGGGCAGCATTGGAACGGCGTGCGCCAGCGAGCTAAGCAGGGTATTTACGCTGACCTTTGGCTTCTGGTCCATGTAGAAGGCGGCTTCGGACAAGTGAACATATTGAATCGTGTAGGACCGGCCGACGCTGACCTTTTTACAGGTAAAGAACATCATTCGGCTATCCTGACCCTTGCCAGGCTTGCGGTCCCTGCGCGTCCCGCCGCGCGCTGTCGGATTGCCGAAATTGACCAGATTTTTATTCTCGTTCTTGACGGCCGGCGTCAGAAGCGGGTCGGCTTCTTCCATTGCGGCCCGAATGCGGCTCGAAAAATTCGTGACCGATTCGAGATCCTGAGTGATTACAAGGGCGTTTCGATTCGGCCGCAGCGTTATTAGCCAGTAATAGAAGAATAGAATTAGCGTCGAGACGCCGCCCTGTCGAATCTTATCGACCAGGATTCTGACCGGGACGCCTTTGGCCAATTCTTCGAGGATTATTTCAAGCAGCCGAAGCTGGATCCGATTGAGGATAAACGGGACCGATCGGCCATCTTTTGTAGTGATGGTGATGTTGCAGGCGCAGTAGACCGGGAAATCCCAGTCTCGCAGATCCGCGAAACGCCTATCAACATAGGCGTCTCCCTCGGCCTGGTAGGCCTGATACTCCCGCATGATCCTCGCCGGATCGACGATCATCTTTATCCGGTCAACGGGAACGAGTTGTGGGCTTGTCGCGTTCAGGTTTCTTTACCTCTTCTTTAGTTACAGATTCAGCCTTCTGTGGAAGCGGGGATTCCGGCTCATAGAGCGCCATCGCTTGCGTGAAGGAAATGGGCTGATTGAGCGTTTCGGAGACTTGGAGGCTACCCCACGGCTGCCAGCCAAGGCCGATTCGCTCGTTTACATCTTCGACCACGTTCATCCGCTTGGTGTGGCTGATAATCATGTACTGGATTACTTTTCTCATTCTTCGATCTCTCCCTCTATTACAGTTGACCGAATATCGAAAAGCCCGCCAAGCTCGCTTGCGCGCTCGCGGTCGCGCAAATCCTCGAACGTGTGGCGGACTTCGTGTTGATGGCGGTGTTTCAGGTCGCCGGTGATCTGCGCCAATACGCGCCAGGCCGTCAGTCGTTCCCGGTCCTTGCCCTTCGTGGCTATTGCGACCAGATCGGTTATCCCGGCGCCGTGAATCGCAGCCGAGGCCTGCGCGAACGTGATCTGTCGGACTTGGGCTATAAAGGCCGGTTCGTTGATGAGCTGGACGGTATCAGAGACGGACAGGCCAGCCTCGGCGGCGATCTCCCTGATACTGTTCGTTCTGGCCAGCGGAAAGGCGACGGCGAGCAGTAGTTTTTCGCGTGATTCTTGCGGGATCACGCGCTCAAGCGATTCACTCTTCATCGAATTCAATCCATTTTGAGCCAACGTCGTACATTTGATAGGACCGGACCACGCCAAGGCCTTCCAATAGCTTCGGGCCGAATCCCTTTTTGCCGCTCAATACCTCGCCGAGCATTTGCGCGCTGATGTCGAGCTTAGCGGCCAGGTCGGCGATGTATCTTTCGCCGCTCCGCAGTTTCATAAGGATGTCACGGAGGCCATTTTCGTCCACGGAAATAACGCGCTGCGGTGTATCAAGGGGAAGCTCCGGCGCGTATTGATCCACATCGACAGTTTTTTTAGGTTTTGGTGTCTTTTTTCGGGCCATTTCGCGCCAATAGTGGGGAAACTAATGCGCGTTGTCAAGGAATGCTGAGATTAAAACAAAATGGCCGCCTTTACGGGCGGCCGAATCAGCACTCTATTTAGCAGTTCTGAAGGATTCTATGCGGGATTCGATTTTGAATCAACGTTGGACCGGATGAACTGTATAGGGTCTTTTGACTCGAGCGATTCGGCCATCAATTCCGAAAGCCAAGCAAAGGCAGCATTCCAGCCGTTCATAAATACCAGTCGGACTTCATCGCCGTAGGCATTCCCGCACACCTTATACTTCTCCCATGCCTCTTGCGCCGGATGCTCAACGGGTAGGCTCTCGATGTCAATCTGTGCCATTTTTACCTCTCATTCCTACGGCCTTCAGGCTGAGCGCCTTCGAGGCCTTCACGGCGCGCGGCCGCAAGGCGATCAATAGTTTTGTAATACGCTGAATCTGCTCGAAGTCTTCGTTTTCCTGCGAGACGAGCGCCCTAAGATACGTTCTCAGCGCCGCGTATGTTACTAGAAGCTCGTCGGCGTCGAAACCGAGCGAGTAGAGCAGATCCGGCGTGCGCTCTGGCTCGCCGTAAGGCTGGCCGGTTTTCGATTCCCAGTATTCTTTTACTTCGACAGTGGTGGCCGAGTCATCGCCGGACTTGCTGCGATTTATATTCTCGTAGGCTTTCTCAAGGTAGCCGATCGTGTTTTCTTCAATGCCCATTTGTTCCATCCTTTTGTGTGATTTCAGATACTTCGACCTCCCCGAACATCCGGTAGAGGTCTTTGACCAGTGCGGTCAGCGCTTCAGTCTCCGCGAGCATTACAGCCGGGACCAGCTTTACAGCTCGCTCAAGTAGGGCGCTGACCTTGATTTCGACGGCCGAGTATCGCGGATCGGCGCCAGGCTGAAAGGCCTCGCTGTGGGCGGCTGCCTTCAGCTGCTTTAGCTTTAGAATAAAAGACAATACCACGTCGGTCGTAAAGGTGTCCTTGCTGTAACTCATAGTCTCCTTGAAATAGAAAAACGCGGCGGCGCGGTCCCCCAACCGACAAAGCCGCCACGTTATTCGCGACATGCACAGCCCTGACTGCCACGCCGCCGAATCGGGCTTACTCCCCGTTCAGCCCGATGTATCGTCAGATGCCTTATCGAAGCCCATAACTATCTCAATCACGTCAAGGCGGCCGTGAAGTGTCGCCACTTCAGCGCGAAGGTTTTCGGCCTCCTCCCGCAGCTTGCGAAGCTCGGCCAGGTCGGCCGCCGCGCTTCGATTCAATCGTTGCTCTGATGTTCGCATAAATCCCCTAAAGAGAAATTGAGTGGGCAGCTTTTCGGTATACCTGTCGGCGCGTCCGCCGTTGCATGCATCGCTGCCCATAACTTTTAGAATTGAATTGGCGGCGGGTAGACTCTCGCAGGGTCTACTTTTCGCCCGCGTCCCAGACATTCAGGAACATTCACGTGATGTCGTCTGAATGCGGCGAGTAGCGATCTACCCTCACCCTCTGTTGTTTCGCCGCCAATTTTAATTGCTGCCGGCGTGTTCTCACGCGCGCGCCGATCGTACTGGATATTTGCGCTTGATATTGTGGCTCAAGCCTTTCGGGAGATTCACGCACAAGCAATCCGCGGCGGGATGAAATCCGCAGCAAGCTTAAAAGATCGAATAACCGAAGCGCGATGGTCGATCAACAAAGGAGAATACAAACCCGCCGCGCTCCGGCGCCGAACCCGATTGCACTTTCTCTTGCTTCTCCCTTTCGGCAAGCGTGTTATCTCACAGGCGAGAAAACTTGTCAATAGGGTTGCGCGGTTTTTATTTCGATGCTACATTGCGGCTATGGCGACAGTGGAAAACAAAGTAATAACAACTGCCGAATTCGCCGGCTTGATGAGCGTGTCTTATCACTGCGCGATCCGATGGTTAAGGAAGGGAATAGTTCCCGGCGCCGTGAAGCGCAGTTTTGGCAAGGTCCATTACTGGGAGATTCCGATCGACGCGCTAAACATGAAACGACCGAAAGGCGGAAGGCCGCGAAAGGTAAGGCAAAATGGCAGAATCGACTAACACAAACGAACAATCCGACAGGGAATTCGACCTCACCATTAAGCTAGACGAACGCCCGCCAGGTGGTGTGAGCACCGTTGAGCTTATCGAGGGCGAGCCGACAGGCGGGGAGGAGAGCTACCACAACAGGATATGGAATATCCCATTCGGCTGTGACACTCGCCGCGCCGCAGCGGAGATTGCGAGCTATGCGGATAGACGAATCGCCGAGCTTGAGGCGCGCCTGGAACTGTTGCGAAAGTCAGAGGCGGGTACGTTGGCGCAGATGGCCGAAACGAATGAGAGGTTTGATGGCGCGCTATCGAAAATCACCGAACTAGAGGCGCAGTTGGCCGAGGCGAAAGCGCGGGCGGCGGATTTAGCGAAGGTGCTGGAACAGGTGGAGTGGGTATGGGTTGCCAGTCAAAACCAGAATGAACCCGCTGATTTAATCTGTCCGTGGTGCAAACAGAGAAAAGGGCATCCGTGGCATAGGAACCAAGACGTTGACCACAAGCCCGACTGCGCACGCCAAGCCGCCCTCAATCCCGACGCGCGGCAGGAAGGAGCGCGCGAATGGCCCGTGTGCCAATGTGGCCATTACGAGCTTAGTCGTTCAACTAGCGGCTGCGGCAGTGGCGATTGCAAATGCGTTGGATTCAATCCGCAATCGGCGCTGCGCCAAAGCGAGGGAGAATGATACTTAAAGACCAGCAACACGACATGGGAACAAGCCCTATAACGCTGTGGACGTTTCGCATTGAGTGCGACGAGTGTAAGGCAGTCTTAGGCATCACAATGCACACGCGCGAGCAAACGCTGGCATTTGTCTACGAGGCGGGATGGAGGGTTAATTCCAGGGCAAGGAAATACTTCCACCTTTGCTACAAGTGCGCTTATAGAGGTTGTCCGAGCGGTAGTTAAGATAACTGGAATTACATGAGCGCAAATTCCCCACTCTTTACGTAACAACCATTATCGGACGCACTGGTAGTATGTCTACCCAAGCGCTTTACACTACTGAATTACAATTATCGGATGCGGACGGTATACCGAATGAACGAACAAGAACGACTCGAAGCCATAAGGACTATCGCGGCAGCGACAAGGATACTAGGGCAACTTGGCGACATGAAAAAACTAGACCGCTTTCTACAGACAATAGGATACTTGAGTCATCATAACGATTCCGTTCGCGCTGCTGCCGGCGGCCAGATTAGTCGAGATATATGGCAAGCGGAAGAAATCAACGCAATGGTGGGCAAGTAACCACCCTCCCCGCCGCCGCGAGGCCGGGGAATAAAGGAGAATATGAAAGCAACTATGCTCTTTCTGACGTTCGCAATCCTGACCGCCGCAGCGCTGGCGCAGGGCGAAAAAGTCCGCGTATTGGCCCCTGTTCGCATAGCCGTGATAGCATCGGCTGGCGCTGACTGGGATTTGCGCGGCTTAGCGGTAAGAGAGCTGCAATCGCTCCGCAAGGTCGAGATAAGCGCCGATCGGCCGGACATCACGGTCCAGCTCGCCGCCGAGAGATTCAAGGGCGACTGTCGGGGCGTTGTGGCCGCCGTTTTCATAAGGTCGCGCGCTGGCAATGAGCTACACGTGATCGCTGGCGCCGACTGGCAGGAAATCGCCCGATCTCTCGCCGGCACGGTCAAGGAAGTTATCGAAACCGGAAAATAGCCGATGCCTACAACTACCGTAACTCCAACTTCGTTTACAACGCAAGATCCGGCGCAGGGCGGCCTACCTGTGACCGGCGCGACGAACACAGGCCACGCAAACACAAGCGTCTCGGCGGCCGGTGATGACATTGGCGTATCGCAAGAGAAAAGCTGTCTATGGACCGGATTCACCAATGTGAGCGGATCGCCTATCACTAAAACGCTGAAGATTACGCACACAAGCCAAGGGTCATTCAGTGGCGCGTCGGCTACCAATATCTTCACATTGGAGTACAGCCTGAATGGCGGCGGCGCGTGGTCAACCGCTGTTTCCAGGGTTGCGATGACCACATCGCAAGGACCGACCGTCTTCAGCGTGGCGCTTCCTGCGAGTCAGGATCTCACACAGGTTCGCGTTCGCGATTTCATGCAAGCGATAGCCGTAAACATCGGCCACAGCGCGGCCGCAGACGCCACAATTTCAGACATCAACATTGAGATAGCTACTCAGGACGTTCAGGTAGTTATCTTAATGTAACACTGTGGCTACCACGCTTGACACCATACTAAAACCATTCATACTACGCGCGCGTTGCTTGTACAGTAACCGAACAGCACGCGAGCCATTCATCATCACCTGAACA